TCTCGGGGTGCAAGAGGCGGACACCTTCACCTGTGTGCACTGTCAGCGAATCACCATCTGCAATGGGAGGGGAGCCTCAGAGCTGGGTGGCTATTGTCGCCAGTGCGATGCCCTGGTATGCGAGCGCTGCGCCGGCAGGGACTGCGTTCCATTCATGAAGCGGATCGAGGCGATGGAGGAGCGCAACTACCGCCGCCGGCAACTTGAGTCACTGCTATGACCCTTCAGGTGGTGTACTTCCGTCATCGCATCGACATCGCGCATGTGGTGGCGGTGCCGGTACCGCCGCCTGAGCCAGTCATCGAGGACGAAGTTATGCTGTTCTATCCACAGGACAATGAACCGCCAACTGCCAACTTCGCCACCCTCGACACTCGCAACGGCCATCCAGTTTTGGATTTTGATGACACCACTGCAGAGGCTGCGATATTCACCGGCATTCTGCCGACTGGCTACACTGGCACCGGGATCAAGGTTGATGTCGCCTACTCGATGACATCGGCGATAACTGGCACCTGTGGCTGGACGGTTGAGATCGAACGCATCGGCGACAGTCAGCAGGATGTCGACAGCGACAGCTTCGCTACGGCACAAACCATCACCGCCGTGACGGTGCCCGGTACCTCCGGCTTCGTCGATGTCGTGAGCGTCAACATCAGCAATGGCGCCAACATGGACAGCGTCGCTGCCGGCGAGCAATACCGCTGCCGCATCAAGCGCGATGTGGCCAGCGACAATGCAACCGGAGATGCCGAACTCCATTGGGTGCGCGTGGTGGAGCAGTGATGGGTTCCTCTTATGCTGGTGGTTCCGACAACCACTCCATACCCGATGTTTCCGGGCTCACTGACTACAGCATTGTATTCAACGTGTCGGTGGACACCGTCACGAGCAACGGCACGGCATTTGCATTTGACAACTTTCCAAGCTCGCCGCGCAATCAGTGCATTTACAAGCCAAACACTGGTGCCGGCTTCAGCGGTTTTGACGTTGGCGTTGGCGACACTGGCAGTACGCGCGACGGAACGCAGCTAGTGGTTGGAGCACTGACTACAATTGCCGTTACTCGGTCCGGCACGATAGCCAAGTGCTATCAGCAAGGGGTGCAGGTCAGCGGCGATGTCACTGTTGGGGCCGGTTCATTCACGGCTGGAAACATTCGCTTCGGGTGTCATTTCTTTAGCGGCAGCAATCAGGAATTCTCGGTTTTGACGTTGTCTGAATTTGCCTTTTACAGCACTGCTCTTTCGCTTGCCGAAGTCGAGAGCATGGTGAAGACTCGCTGTCCGCTGACTGTGCGTCGGTCCAATGTTATTCGCTACATTCCATTTGTTCGCAATGTGATTGAACTTGCCTCGGGCGCCACTGTGTCCGCATCCGGCAGTCCTGCGGTCGTCGCGCATCACCCAGTAATCTATCCCAAGCGTCGGAGGCCCGCAGTATAATGGCCAGCGTCCTGAACCGTGCAACGAAGCAATACATCGAGAGCGCCAATACGCCCGATTATCCGGTTGCGCAATGGATCATCAACCCGGACATGTCGGCCGTCACCATTGGCGGCGTCCTGGAACCCTCGAAGTACTGGATCATCACCGGGGACGCAGTGACGCTGATGTCGCCGGCTGAGATGGATGCGGTCGACGCCACGGAATTGACTGCGAGCCGCGATGCGACTGCTGCCCGCCTCGATCAGATGGAAGACATCGCGCGTGCCGATGCCAAGCTGACGATCGACGAGCTGAACTTGCATTCGCAACGGCTTCAGGAGATGCTCGATGCGGTGGCTGCGGCCACCAACTTGAGCGACCTCAAGTCACGCTATGCGCTGATCAGTCCGATACCTGCGCGTACCATGGCGCAGTACAAGAACGCCATCCGAAACTTTCTCGGCACCTAATTGTGTGGCGCATCTACTACGATGACGGGCGCACGTTCGGCAGTGAGGAGGGGTCGTGGGCCGAGGCGCCGGCCGATGGCGTGCTGTTCGTCCTGCAAAAGTACGGTGACAAGATCGAGACACTCAGCGGGAATGATCACTACTTCTTGATCGACGGTGACGTGGCTGCAACCGGCGATCCGGGACCGCTGATGCGCAAGCTTGGCTTCAAGTTCGGGCGCTGGACTTCGCACAAACGCTACGAGGAGATCGGTCGCCGCGTCGCAGCGGACGCCAAAGCATGGGCGTGCTGAGATGGTAGCCAAGACCTGGTACGCCACCAACAACCTGGTTTCCGTCCACCAGGAGATGTCGGAGACTGACCCGGGGACGGAGGCGTTCGCCTCGCCGGTCACTGGCTGGATCGTGGCGACAACGGGGACGGGTACCGCCCCGTTTAACTCGCAGGTCGAGCAAGTATCGACGACCTTCACTGGTGGTCCCCATCCAGACGGCAGTATCGATACCTCTACTGGTGACTGCCTTCGCACCACCAATCCATACACCGGAACATTTGCCTCCGGTAATTGGACTGTCAACTTCTGCGTTCGCTCCCAGACCGCCGTTGCCGCCAATGGTCGCATCGGCGTTCGCTTGTTCCGCTCTGCCAATATCGATGGCACTGGTGCTACGCAGATCACCAGTGCCATTCAGGTCGGCAGCACAGTTACTTTATCGACCAGTGCTACTCTCAATTCGTCTGTAACGTTCAATCCTGGTGCGTTCTCGCTCTCGAACGAATACATCTTCGTTCAGATCGGGTGGGAGCGGACCAGCGCTGCAAGCATGTCGACGTCCGACGTCAACATGCGCGTCGGCAATTCGGCGAGTCTCGGCACGCGGGTAGTCTCGGCTGACTTCTCCGAGACCGTCTTTGTCAGCGGCACGACTTCGCTGACGTTCTCTCCCACCGCCGACTTGACGGCAGTGGCTCCCACGGTTCTAGAGTTCTATGCCTTTGCGAACCCAGTTTTAATTCAATTCAAGAAAGCGATATTCTACCAGTCCATTCAGGGTCCGATAGAGCAGGCCGTCACGGCCAGCCTCTCCGGTTCCACATCACTGACCTTCTCTCCGCTGGCAAACCTGACGGGGGGTGAGCCAGTATTTGATTATCACGTATTCACCAACAACGCGTCTATTCAATTCAGGCGATCACTCTTTTATCAGTCGCTGTTCGAGCCGGTTGGCGTAATTCAGCCAGCTGTGCTGAGTGGCTCCACCAGCCTGACGTTCAGCCCAGCCGCCTTCTTGACGGCGACGGCTGTCCTTCAGGGCTTGGCGCCTCTGACGTTTACACCAGCCGCCATTCTAACGGCGACGGCTGTTCTTCAGGGTGCTACGACCCTGACGTTCGATCCAGCCGCCTTCTTGACGGCGACGGCTGTTCTTCAGGGTGCTACGTCACTGACGTTTACGCCCACTGGTAACCTGAACACCGGTGTGGCAACTACGCCGCTCTCGGGCTCCACCGGTCTGACGTTCAGTCCGACTGGCGTCCTCTCTGCCAAGGCGGTGCTTATTGGTTCCGCACCGCTGACGTTCACGACCACTGGCATCCTGAGTGCGAAGGCGGTCCTTCAGGGTGCGACGACCCTGACGTTCTCTCTCGCGGCCATCCTGACTGCGAGGGCAGTTCTTCAGGGTGCGACCTCTCTGACGTTTACGCCTACTGCCAATCTCACGGCCCTGTCCGGCCTGGGCGGCAGTCTGGCGGTGACGGAGGGAGCCGATGTCGCGGTGGTCTCCGGTGACGTCACCGGAGTGGCTGGTCAACTCGCGGCGACAGAGGCGACTGACTCTGCGGTGCTGACCGGCACCGTTCGGTGGCTGGCCGCCCTGGCTTCCCAGGAGGTCGGCGACATTGCAGTGCTCTCTGGCACTGTCCAGTGGATCGCTGCCCTGGCTGCTCAGGAGACTAACGACTCTGCCAGTGTCAGTGGCAGGGTCGAGTGGTTTGGAAACCTGGTCGTCCAGGAGGCGGGTGATGCAGCCACCCTCTCCGGTCAGGTCAGGTGGGTCGCTACCCTCGCTGCGATAGAGGGTAGCGATACCCTCTCCTCCTCTGGCTCTGTCACCTGGTTGGCGCAGCTGTCGGTTGTCGAGGCTGGTGACTCCTCCGGCGTCACTGGCAGAGTTGAGTGGTTCGGCACGCTCGCTGCCACTGAGGCCAGGGACACTGCTGCCCTGCTCGGCGCCGTTATCGGCGAGGACATCCTCGGCAGCCTGTCTGGGGTAGAGGGAGCTGACAATGCCCTCCTCAGCGGCAGCATAACTGGCGTCGCGGGTACGCTCTCTGTCGCCGAGGCTGGCGATCAAGCCTTCCTGGCTGGCTCTGTCGCCTGGATGGCGACGCTCTCTGCGATTGAAGTCGGCGACTCTATATCGCTTGCTGGTACGGTTCGCTGGGTCGCCGTCCTGGCCGCTCTCGAAGTCAGAGACGCGGCCAGCCTCCTGGGCGGTGTTGAATGGTTAACCTCCCTGGCCACCCAGGAGGTCTCTGATGCGGCGGCCATCTCTGGTCAGGTCAGCTTCACCACCGACCTGGCGGCGACTGAGGCTCACGACCAGGCGACCCTCTCTGGTCAAGTCAGGTGGGTGGCGACTCTTGCCGCTCAGGAGGCCGGCGACGACGCCGCGTTCTCGGCTCCTCATGAGGTCACCGGAGAGCTGACGGCGACGGAGCGGAGCGACAGGGCGTTCTTCTTCTCCGAGCTGGTCAACAACGCCTTCCTTGAGGCTGTGGAGGGAGCCGATGTCCTCCTCTCGACCGGCAATAGGTGGGTGGAGATAATCGTCGTCGGAGACTTCGCCTCGGTCATCGATGAGGATGGAGAGCTGAATGCCCCGATCGAACTGGTGGCCAGGCTGAATGCTCCGATCAGTGTTACTGGCAGGCATCCGAGGTGGATGGTTCAATGACGACGCTTCCTCAACTCGTTGGCGGCGACGACTGGGAGTTCAAGGTCACGCTGCTGGACATCGATGGCAACCCGTACAACCTCAGCGGCAACCCTCCCATCGAGTGGGTCATGCGTCACGGCATGAACCCTGTGGTGAACACCGGCGATGTCTCGATCTCGCTGACTGATCCGACGGCTGGCAAGCTCTCGGTCTTCGTCCCCTCGGTGGTAACGACCACGCTGAAGAACTTCGCCTACAACTACAGCCTCAGGGTGGTCATCGGAGGAGTCACTCACACTCCGCTCATCGGAAAGGTTCAGGTCTACGCTGATCCGTTCCTGGTCGCTGCGTCAGTAACGAGTGCGACCAGGCGACTTGCCCTGGTGAAGTGAGGAGGTTGCAATGATTGCTGCCCTAGTCATGTTCGCCCTCTACGTCGTAGTTCTTGGCGTGGTGCTGTGGCTGCTGATATATCTTGTCGACACCGTACCGATGTTTCAGCCGTTCAGGGAAGTGGCTAGAACCATCATCATCGTCTTTGGGATCATCCTGTTGATCCTCCTCCTGCTCGGTCTCATTGGAATTGTAGATACGGGTACGCCGAGGCTGGTGATAGTGAGATGAGGGCTCTGTCGCAGTCCGTCCCCGCTCGAAGGCCTCCTCCGCCGCACCGGCGGGACGATTGCGATTCAGAGGACGAGCGGCTCATCCTCCTCCATTGGCTGGTCTGGGTGGAGTTGATCGGGTGAGCCGCTCGGTTCCGTGCAGGTTCTGTGAAGGGATCAGGGTACTGTGGAGGCGTAAGTGGGTCTCAGGGGTATCGGCGCCAAGCCGATCAAGATCAAGAAGGTGGGCAGGCCCTCCAAGAAGCAGGGCTTCGGAAGCCTCCTCAGGCGGCCCATCACTCCGGTCGAACTCATCAACGGAAAGCCACCCTGGAGCAACCAGAGAATCACGCGAGCCGAGAGGGTGATAGTGTTCTGCGAAGAGCTGACCATCACTAGTGGAAGGGATGAGGGACAGAGACTCAGGCTCAGGAAGTGGCAGAAGGACTTCATCAACGAAGTATATCGAGAGGAGGGTGGAGAGCGAATAGTTCGCACGGCCATCCTCTCGATGGGAAGGAAGAACGGCAAGACTCAACTGGCGGCGGCCCTGGCGCTGTGCCACCTCTGCGGCCCGGAGTCAGAGGGCAGGGGAGAGGTCTATGCCTGCGCCAACGACAGGTTCCAGGCCGGAAAGATCTTCAACGAGATGGCGGCGATGGTGGATCGTCACGCCTGGCTCACCGCTCGGACCAACATCAGCAGGTTCACCAAGGGCATCGAGGACTTGATCAACGGCAGTATCTATGCCACGCTGACGGCAAAGGCCGAGACCAAGATGGGTCTCAGTCCGTCGTTCGTGGTCTACGACGAGCTCGGTCAGGCGACGAGCAGGGAGCTGTACGAGGCCATGGACAGTGCGATGGGGGCCAGGGCGTCTCCGCTGATGCTGGTGATCAGCACTCAGGCTGCCTCCTCTGCGGCTCCGCTGTCTCAGCTCATCGACTACGGCCTGAAGGTGAACGCCGAGGAGATCGAGGACCCTCACTTTCACTTGACGCTGTACGCTGCAGAAGACGATGTCGATCCGTGGAGCAAGAAGGCGTGGGTCGCGGCGAACCCAGCGCTGGGAGACTTCAGGAGCCTGGAGGACGTCAAGCGCCTGGCCTCCCAGGCTCAGCGAATACCGTCTCAGGAGAACGCCTTCAGGAACCTGATCCTGAACCAGCGGGTCTCTGCCGAGTCCAGGTTCATGAGCAAGGCCGACTGGAAGGCCTGCGGCGAGAAGCCTGTGGCGATCAAGCCGGGAGACCACGTCTATGCCGGACTCGACCTGGGCAACACTCAGGATCACTCCAGCCTGGCCATAGTGAGGGAGGACATAGTCGACGGTGACGTTCATGCCAAGTGCTACACCTGGGTGCCTGGTGACCTGGACGAGAGGAGCAACACTGACGGAGCGCCGTACGAGGCGTGGAGTCGCAGCGGCTACATCATCCCGGTGGGAAAGACCACCGATCCAGAGGTGATCGCTCGAGAGATAGCAAGAATCAACGCCATCAATCCCATCAGGGGTCTTGGCTTCGACAGGTGGAGGATAGACATCCTCAAGCGAGAGCTCGACAAGATTGGCTGCAGCGTTCCCCTGGTGGAGCATGGCCAGGGCTTCAAGGACATGTCACCGGCGGTGGACCTCCTCGAGAGGTTGGTCTCCAGGGCCAAGCTCAGGCACGGCAACAACCCGGTGCTGACTTGGTGTGCCAACAACGTCATCATCCTGCGAGACCCAGCCGGCGGCAGGAAGTTCGACAAGAGCAGGGCGTACATGGGGAACATCGATACCGTCGTGGCTCTGATCATGGCCCTGAGTACGGCTATGGTGAAGAACAAGCCGGTCGACTTCAAGTTCGATGTGGACGCATTGATCGGATGAACATGCCAGTGCCGGATTCATTTCTCGCCCGGGAGGAGACCGAGCGCGGCTGGCGAGCGCTGACCAGTAGTGGAGAGGTGATAGATGTCACTGGCAAGAACGGGGAGAGGGTTGTCGCTCCAGACGACGGCATCTTGGTGGCGTCCAGGGATGGGTCTCTGAATCGTCGTTGCTTCTCTAGGAACGACGTTGACATCGAAGACTACTTGTTTCACTACAGCGCTGGCATAGAGGCGTTCAAGGCCAACTTGTGGCAGGTGGCCCTCGACGAGTTCGACGCAGCGATCGCCCTGGCTGCTACGACCAGAGCCAGGTTCAATCGCGGCCTGACGCTGCTTCACATGGGGAGGTGGCGAGAGGGCTTCCGGGACTATGAGGATCGACTGGACTTCTCCCTGCCGCCGCTGTGCCAGGCCGCTGCAGAGCGAGGCATCAGGCTCTGGAGAGGAGAGGAGGTCAGGAACAAGCGACTCCTGCTGGTTCACGACGCCGGCTTCGGCGACACTGTCATGATGCTTCGCTACGTCCCTGAGCTGAGGGCCATGGGAGCCGACGTTAGGCTCTCCGTCCCGGCAGAGCTGAGGAGCCTCGTTGCCGGAGCCGCTGCCCTGGGTGACGATGGAGACTTCTATTGTCCGATGATGTCCCTGCTTCACCTGCTGGATCAAACTGCCGAGACGGTTCCAGTCAAGCGACACTTCTTGTCGGTGGACCTTGGCTTGATCGATTACTGGAGGCTAGAGCTTGGTGCTGCCTCTCGCAGGCGAGTGGGGATTGCCTGGTCGGTTGGGGCGGTGTACGACGGTGACTATCCAAGATCGATTCCCATCGATCTGATGGTCGATGCCTTCGGAGGGAATATAGATTTGTTCAGCCTTCAGGTTCAAGGCAGGGAGGAGGCCGAGAGGCTTGGCGTCAGGGTCTGCGGCCTGAGAGACTTCTCTGACGTGGCTGCCTTGATCCACCTGATGGACGATATCGTGGTGATCGATACCGCGGCGGTTCACGTGGCTGGAGCCGTGGGTCACCCGAGGGTCAGCGTGCTGCTGCCTCACTGGTCGAGCTGGAGGTGGGACGGAAATCCGTTCTATCCGTGGTTCAGGCTCTGCCGACAAACCTCTCCGGGAGACTGGGGGAGCGCGCTGTGCCAAGTATAGTCGCCAGGTTCGAGCTCGATGTCAGGCCCATCGACTGGCTGGGGCTTCACCGTCAGTACTTGGCGCATGGAGAGATGGAGGTGATCGTTGCACTGGCACAGGGTGCCAAGACGATGATCGAGTTTGGATGCCGAGACGGGAGGACTGCCAGGGTCCTGCTTCGCAACGTGCCGACACTGGAGAGATACGTTGGAGTGGACGTCCCCGTGTCGTACAGGCCTGCGCTCAGTAGTCAGGTTGGCGAGACGGTGGAGAGACCCGGCCACCTCGTCAAGGACGATCCCCTGTTCGAGCTGATTGTCAGAGACAGAGGAACGCTGGACCTGGAGCCGAGGGACCTCCCTGAATGTGACGCCGTCTTCATTGACGGGGACCACAGCGAGGAGGTCGTCAGGCACGACAGTCGCTTGGCTAGATCGGTGGTCAGGTCTGGGGGAGTGGTGATGTGGCACGACTATCGTAGCGGTGCCGCTGTGGAAGTGAAGCCAGTGGTCGACGATCTGACCAAGGAGGGTTGGCCGATCTGTCAGGTGCTGAATACGTCGCTGGCGTTCTGCAGGATGTAATAGGAGATTGCTCATGACTTCCCTGAAGCTGAGGGTGTCACCTCCGCGCGACGACGAGGATTATGAAGACTTCATGGAGCGCTGCACTCAGGACGAGGACGAGGAGACCTGCGACCTGATGTGGGAGGAGAGCAGCGTCAAATCTGCCGACGACATCATCAGGAGGGCTCGAGTTACCAAGGGCACTGGCTTTGACTTTGTCCTCAGCGACGAGAGCGAGGACAGGATGGATGAGATCATCATGTCAGACGGCTGGGAGCTGGACGAGTTCAAGTCAAATCCGATTGCACTGTTCGGTCACAACCCAGACTTCATCATCGGCAACTGGAAGAACGTCAGGGTGGAGAAGAAAAAGTTGCTGGGAACATTTGTACCGGCTCCCGACGGCACCAGCGAGAGGATCGACGAGATCAGCAGGCTGGTGAAGGCCGGCGTACTGCGAGCGGCCAGCGTGGGATTCAAGCCAAAGAAAAAGGAGCCGATGGACGATAAGTCTGATCCGTACTTCGGTCCGTTCAGGTATCTCAGACAGAAGCTGATGGAGACCAGCCTGGTCAGCGTTCCGGCCAATCCGAACGCACTGGCTGTGGCAAAGTCGATGAAGGTTTCTCCCGAAGGCATCAAGTTCATCTTCGCCGGGAAAGGCAAAGGGGATGACTTGGTGAGGCGGGAGGGGAGCGGCGGGAAAGCCAAGACAATCGTATCGATGAAAGGAGCGACTCACATGTCGCTTTCACAGAGAGTGCAAGATGCCGAGAAGAGACTTGTGGAGCTGAGAGGTCAGCTTCAGGAGCACATCGACTCTATCGATGACACCGACGTCACTGATGAGGAGATGGACGTCACTCGAGACTTCAATGAGAAGATCGCCAAGCATGAGAAGTCGCTGGCGATCCTGAAGGACACCGAGAAGAACCTGGCTCAGACTGCCGACGACGGCGGCAGGAGCCTGGTGCCGTTCTCCACCAGGAAGCCAGCCTCTCCCAATGGTGGCAATGGAGCCAGTGGAGAAGTCATCGCTCGAGAATCGTTTGGACCGCGACCCTTCAACTTCAACATCGGCAGGAAGCAGATGGACCCCATCGACATCCTGGTCAGGATGGGCGTGGTCCAGCTACTCTCTCACCGGGAGAAGAAGCCGATCGAGGAGATTCGTCGCGCAGTCTACGGTGAAGACGAAGTCACTCGGGTGATGATGGCCTACACTGCCAAGGCCGCTACGGTTCCGGCTACGACAGCCCTGGCTGGATGGGCACAGGAGCTGGTGACGACCCTGTTCTCGGCCTACATGGCGACCCTGCCCAAGAAGAGCATCTATCCGCGACTCAGTGCCGCGGGCCTGCAGATGTCCTTCGGGACCGCTGGCAAGATCAGCATCCCGACGAGGTCCACCACTCCAACCATTGCCGGCAGCTTTGTCGGTGAGGGTCTCCCCATCCCGGTCAGGCAGGGTGCGTTCACTGCCCAGACCCTGACGCCCAAGAAGATGGCCGTGATCACCTGCTGGACCAGGGAGATCGATGAGCACAGCGTGCCTCAGATCGAGGGCCTGCTCAGGGATGCCATCGCGGAGGACACCGCAGTCAGCATGGATGCGGTGCTGATCGACGCTACTGCCGCCACCGTCATCAGGCCAGCCGGCATCCTCGCCGGTGTTGCTGGCCTGACGCCTACTGCAGGCGGTGGCTTTGCAGCCCTCGTCGGCGACATCAAGCAGATCAGCGGGGCCCTGCTGACGGCCACCAACGGCAACCTCAGGAACCCGGTCTGGCTGATGAACCCGCAGCAGGTCATGAGTGCGAGTCTCACTCAGGCTACCGGCACGGGAGTGTTCCCGTTCCAGGATCAGATCAACAGGGGACAGCTTCAGGGCTGGCCCATCATCGACTCTGGTTCGGTTCCGATCGGTGACGTCATCGCCATGGACGCCGGCGATTTTGTCAGCGTTGGAGGCGACTCGCCTCGCTTCGAGATCAGCGACCAGGCGACCATCCACATGGAGGACACCAATCCTCTGGCCATTAGCACGGCTGGTACTCCCAACGTCGTGGCGGCTCCGGTCAGGAGCCTGTGGCAGACTGACTCGATGGCACTGAGGCTGATCCTCCCGGTCAACTGGATGATCCGCAGACCAGGCGTGGTGGCCTGGGTCGACAACGTCTCCTGGTAAAAACAGAACTGCCCCTGGCTCAGATCCAGAGCCAGGGTTGTCCCTGAACAAACGCCAAAGGAGGTATCCATGGCGAAAAGCGAAGGTGCAAGGAATGCCACAGAGGCGGCCAAGAAGAAATTGACCGACGACAAGGAGCTGAAGGATGTAAGAGAGGAGCGCTCCAGAGCGGAGACTGGCTGGAAGCCCACACCGACTCAAGAAGAAAACGACCTTCTCAAGCTTGGTGCCAGCGTTGACAAGCTCGAGCCAGATGGCAGCCCCGAGGAGGGAACAGTCGAGTATGCCAAGCACATGGCAGGAGGTGGGGCGAGTGGCTACCTGACTCGTCAGGAGCGACCAGCTCAGCCTCAGCCGCGTCAACGCGCGCCTCAGCCGCCTCAGTCGTGAGCCGTCTCGCTCTCATCAAGAACTTCGTCGCCCTCATCGTCAAGGGTGAGGGCGACTATCGCCCCGGGCCGTACTATCTGCCCGTGACGGGAGGATGGCTGCCAGCCGACGTCGGCAGCTACATGAACTGGTGGCAGCTGGGCTATAACCCGATCAGCAACACTGGTCGGTCTGCGATGGTCGAGGCCTGCGTCAGCGCGTACTCTCAGACAGTGGCCATGTGCCCAGGTACTCACTGGCTGGCGACAAAGAAGGGAGGCAGGGAGAGGGTTACGACATCGTCGCTCTCTCGAGTGTTGAAGAGCCCGAATGACTATCAGACTGCCAGCGACTTCATGCTCAACCTGGTGAGGTGGCTCTACCTCGACGGCAATGGCTATGCCCTGGCGCTGAGGAACTCTCGCTACGAGATAGACGAGCTTCACTTGTTGGACAGCAATCTGTCCTATCCCATGGTCGCTCAGACCGGAGACATATTCTACAACCTCTGCGGCTACGACGTCATAGAGAAGCGACTGCAATTTCTCGGCTATGAATATCCGATCAAGGTTCCGGCCAGGGACGTACTGCACGTCAGGTTCCACACCGGCACGCGACTTCCCAAGCCGCTGGTGGGAGAGTCGCCCATCTCCGCTACGTATGGAGACATCGGAGTGGGTGCCGCCATCGCTCAGCAGCAGGCTCAGTTCTATCTGAACGAGGCCAGGCCCAGCGCCGTCCTCTCTACAGACCTCACGCTGGACAAGGATCAAACTCAAGCCCTCAGGGACAAGTGGAACGATCAGGCCAAGGGGCTTCACAAGGGCGGCACGCCGATCTTGACTCACGGCCTCAAGGTCATGCCATGGACCATTGGAGGCAAGGACGCCGCCACTGCTGAGATCCTCAAGCTCAGCAACGACAACATCGCCTTGGCGTTTCGTATCCCGATGGCTATCCTGGGTGTTGGTGGTCTCGGCAATGCGTCAACTGAAGCGGTGATGCAGTTCTGGCTGGCCAGCGGATTGGGCTTTGCGTTGAACCATGTCGAGACGGCGTTCGACTTGCTGTATGAGCTCAAGGGTTATCCGGAGGAGTACATCGAGCTCGACACCTCTGCCCTGCTCAGGATCGCCATGAAGGACAGGATCGAGTCTCTCGTCCGCGGCGTTCAGGGCGCGGTGTTCTCTCCCAACGAGGCTCGCAACGTGGAGGGTTACGACTCCGTCGAGTATGGCGACGAGCCGAGGGTTCAACAGCAGGTCGTTCCACTGAGTGCTGCCGCCAGCATCCCGGCTGCCCCGGGGCCACCGTCGCCAGAGCCGGCTGCACCGGTGGACGCCGAGCCTCCTCCACCTGAAGCTGGCTCTGACGACGACACTCCTCCCAAGCCGAAGGATCAGAAGGATGTCGCTAGAGAAGTTAAACGGCTCATCGCATCAGCCAACAGAATCGCCCAGCGGCGACTTCCTACTTGACGTCTGGCGAGAGGCTCTCGCCGGCGTCCTCGATGAAGAGCGGCGTCAGTGGCATCGTGAGCGTGCCTTGATCGAGGCTCAAGCCTCGAGCGTCATGGCTCAAGCCGCGAGCGTTGTCGCCGAGCTCAAGCAGAAAGTCGCGGAGACTCAGGTGTTGCTCTCGGAGATGAGAGCTCAGTTCGACAAAAGCACGACGGATCGTCTCGCTCAACTCAAGGACGGAGAGAGGGGAGACCCTGGACCCGATGGACCTCCTGGCCCTCCCGGCCCGGAGGGTCAGGCGGGCCCTCCTGGTCAGGTCGGCCCTCCAGGTGCCGAAGGCCAGAAGGGAGAGGCCGGAGGAGAGGGGCCGCAGGGACCTCCAGGGGAGGCCGGCCCTCAGGGACCCTTGGGGCCGGCCGGAGACCCCGGGCCGCCTGGTCCGCCGGGACCTCCTGGAGAACCTGGACCAGAAGGGCCGCCTGGTCCTTCAGGGTCGGCCGGAGAGCAGGGTTTGCAGGGTCCAGCGGGTCCTCCAGGCCAGCCGGGAGGAAACGGCTCTCCGGGCAACCCTGGGCAACCTGGCGAGACTGGCTCAATTGGCCCAGAGGGACCTCCCGGACCTCCCGGCCCTCCTG